CGCCACCGGCTCGACGACGATACGCCGCAATACGAGCGCACCGACGCCGGCGAGCATCTCTGGATCGAAGAGAATTACGTCCAGCTCAGCCGCGACGGCAAGGCTGGCCGGACCACCGAGCTCTACAAGGTGATGACGGCCGGCAACGGTCGGGTCATCCTGACCCGCGATGGCGAGCCGTGTATCGACTGCGTTGACGAGGCGCCGTTTGTCAGCGTCACGCCGATCCCGATGAGCCACCGGTTGGTCGGGATGAGCCTGGCGGACCTGGTGATGGATCTGCAGTACGTCAAATCGGTCATCATGCGGCAGATGCTCGATAATGCGTACCTCTCCAACTGGCCGCGTATCGAAGTCGGCGACGACAGCGTCAACGAAAACACTTACGACGATCTCTTAACCCTGCGCCCCGGCGGCATCGTCAGGACAAAGCGGCTCGGCGGTATCTCGCCGATGATGATCCCCTACACCGCGGACAAGACGTTTCCGCTGGTGCAGTACCTCGACACGACGGCCGAACTGCGCACCGGCGTGGCGCGCGAGGGCAGCATGATCACCGCCGACGCGCTGAACAATACGGCGGCCAGCTCGATCGCGATGCTGCAACAGGCCGCCGGTCAGCGTATCGAATTGTTTGCCCGGATCTTCGCGCACGGCGTCGAAAAATTGATGCGCGGTGTCATGGAGTTGGTGCGCAAAAACCAGCAGCAGGAGCGGATCATCCGGGTCACCGGCGGCTATCTAACGGTCGACCCGCGCGAGTGGCGTGACGAGATGCCGGTGACGGTCAGTGTCGGGCTCGGCACCGGCAATCGCGATCAGGTGCTCGCCCACCTGATGCAGGTGATCCAGATCCAGGGGACGATCGTGCAGCAGCAGGGCGGCGTTACCGGCCCCTTGGTCTACGCCAAGGATGTTTACGCGGCACTGCACGAGCTGACGACCAATGCCGGGTTCAAGACCAGCTTCTTCAGCGACCCGAGCATGCCGCCGCCGCCGGGTTCGCCGCCGCCGGGAGGCCCACAAAAGCCTGACCCGGCGATGATCAAAGCGCAGGCCGCCATCCAAGCCCTTCAGCTCAAAGCCCAGGCCGAAGCTCAGCAGAGCCAACAGAAGGCCCAATTGGAGGCCCAATTACAGCAGCAGCAGGCCCAAGCGGAGGCGGGGCTGGCGCAGCAGAAACTGCAGCACGAATTGATGCTGGAGGAGCGCCGCTTAGCCCACGAGATGGAACTGGAGCGGCAGAAAAGTGCCAACGACATCTTGATCGCGCGGGCGCAGATGGAGGCACAGAACGAGGTGCGGCTGCAGGAGGTGCGGCTCAAATACGCTGCCGGGGCCTATGCCGCCGGGCAGGGCATCCGACCGCTGGAGCCGAACGGCGGCGGCAGCGCCTGATGGCTGACGCGCTGTCTTTGTTGCAGCAACTATTGGCGGGCCAGCCGGCCTACCGGCCGGAAGACCAAGGTGACTATCTGCGGCGGTATCTGGCGGGGACGGAACCTGGTGCGCGAGGGGCTCCTCCGGCTAATTTGTTTGACCTTGCCGGAGGGTCATCGGGACGGCTTAACCAGCCGAATACGCCGCTGAACTTGATGCCTGTGCCGTCTCCGGCCGACTGGCCGCTCGAGTTGACGGGCGGCGGCTACTCGATGGGCGGACGAGCCGGGAAAACCAGCGAGCCGCTAAACCTGCAACTGCAATACAGCGTACCGGGACTGCCGATCGACCTGTCGGGCGGGTACGCGATGCCGATGGGTAGGGGATCGGGGTCGGGGAACTTTATGGCGCGCTACCGGGTGCCGTTCTGATCTGATGGCGGTGCTCGACTGGCTGCAGCAACCGCTGGGCGGCGCCAGGGATGAGGGGGCGCCGATGGCGACCCAGAACCCGCAGACGGGAGAGTTCAATCCTTGACCGGCATGCCGCGCGAGGAGATCGTGCGACGCGGTATTATTAATGGCGAGATCCCGTTGTACGGGCTTCTGGGCGCGGCTGGGTTGGGCGCAGCTACTGACTGATCTTGATCGAATACCCCCACTCCGGGTCGGTGTCCTCGATGATGCCGCCAGCCCCCTCGTAAGTGTAGCGCAACCCCTGCAGTTGGCGCTCGATCATACGGCGCCGCGTCGAACCTTCCGCGGCAGCGTATCGATCGTCGACCAGCGCGGCGATGACGCGCTCTAGCTCTGCTTCGACCATGACTAACGCTCTCCTCTGGGGAGATTTTTAGCACAGATGAGCGCCTCGTGAAATTTCGCGCTTTTGCCAAGACGCTTGGCGAGTACTGGGACATGCCGCCACCGCGCTGGCGATCGACCCAACCGGCGCCCGAGGACAAGATGCAGCTCGGCGAGAATGCCCGCCGGTTGCTCGACGACCCGGTACTGCACGCCGCGCTCGACCGGGTGCAACAGAAATTGATCGAAAGCTGGCGCAACACCGCGCCCGGTGAGGGCGAGGCCAGAGAGGCGGCGTACCGGCTCTATTGGGCTAGCGAGCTGTTCCGCGACGAACTCAGGTTGATGCTGGGGGACGCCCGCGCCATCGAGGCGCGTGAGCGAGCCTTGAGACAGGATGCTGCCTGAACTCGACGCCGTCCTCGGCAACACCAGCGGCCTGTCGAACAAGGAACTGATCCGAACCGCGCTTGCGGATCTGGTGCGCGAGGTCGAGAGCGGTCTGGTGCAACAGCGGACCCTGGAGCGCGCGCAGTACGCGCTCGCCGTCACCAAGCGACCGCGTAAGCAGGCAACACCGTAACCCGCCAGCGTCGGACGACGCCGGCCCAGCCCTGAGATGGACAGATGAGTGATGCAGGCGGCGCGCCGCTGAGCAATGGCGCAGACGCGCCCACCGAGCTATCCGAAAGCCAGGCAGTGGCAGCGATCGAGGGCTTGCTCGATCCGCGCCCGCGCCGCGCGCAACAGACACCGCCGCCGGGCTCGCCCGCGGCCCCCGAGCCCGAGCCCGAACAGGCTCCGGATGCTGGACCGGAGGAAGAGCCGGTCCCCAGCGATGATGAGGACGACCAAACCACCGAACCGGTCAGCGGCGATGAGGACGCCGAGACCGATCATCAGAGGGTTGAGCCGCCCACGAGTTGGTCTCTTGACGACAAGGCAGTGTTCCAGCAGCTCCCACCCGAAGCCCAGGCAGTCATTGCCCGGCGGGAGAGCGAGCGAGACAAGGCTTTTCATCAGAAGACCGAGGAGATCGCCGAGCATCGCAAAGCTATTCAAGCGACGATCGGCGAAATACAGCAGGAGCGTCAAAGCTACGCGCAAAATCTGCAACAACTGCTCTTTGTCGCGGCCCCCGAGGCCCAGAAATTTGCCGATATAAATTGGCAACAATTAGCGGCAGAGCAGCCGGCCGAGTATGTTCGCCTGTCCGCGGAGCGCGATGCGCTGCGTGGTCGGGTGGCTGGTATTCAGGCCGAGATCCAGCGTGTCACGCAGCAGGCCCAGCAGCAGCAACTCCAGCACTGGAACGAGGTGCGGCAGGTTGAAGAGGCTCGGCTGATCGAGGTGATGCCCGAGTTTGGGCACGCCGAAAAAGGGCCGCGGCTTGCCAGTGACATGCGGCAATGGTTGCAGAAGCATGGCTTTAGCGAACAGGAGATCGGCCAGGTGATCGACCACCGGGTCATTCTCGTGGCGCACAAAGCCATGTTGGCCGATCGGGCTGCCGAAGCCCGCCGCGCGGCCGAAACCAAGCGCACGCCACCACCCGCAGCCCCAGTACAGCCACCCGGTGCCCCACGGCAGCGGAGTGACAGTGCTGCGGCCCAGCGGCGGCAGCAGAAGATGGCGACACTCCGGCGAACCGGGTCCGAAAAGGACGCGGTGTCTCTCCTGATGGACCTGCTCTAGCAACGCCTTAGTAAAACGCCGCCTGGGCAGCGGCACTCGCCAGCGTCGGACGACGCCGGCATCCCTCAGATGGAGCCCTCATCATGGCTATCATTACTGGTACGGCGACCACCTTTTCCGGCTCGCCTGGCATGCAAGGTCTCAGAGAAGATCTTGCCGACGTGATCTACTTAGTGTCACCTTCTTCCACGCCGTTTATGACCAATGCCGGGCGCGGCACTGCCGACGCGGTCTTGCACGAGTGGCAAGTTGACTCCCTGGCAGCGGCCAACACCGCAAACGCCCAGTTCCAGGGCGATGATGTTGCCACCTTCAGCGCCGCGAGCGTCACCTCTCGCCTGGGTAACCGCACCCAGATCAGCCGCAAAGAGGTGATCATCTCTGGCACGCTCGATGCGGTCAGCAAGGCGGGTCGACGCACCGAGCTGGCCTACCAGATGCAGAAACGCGGGCGGGAGTTGAAGATCGACATGGAGAGCATCCTGCTTTCCAACCAGGCGAAAGTCACCGGCGCGGCGGCTACCGCTCCCAAGCTTGCGTCGGTGCTGTCGTGGATCATCACCAACGTCAGTCACGTCGGCACTAATCCAACGGGGGACGGCACCGACGCCCGGGTCGACGGGACGCCTCGCGCGATAACCGAGGCGATGTTCCAAACGGTGCTGAAGTCGATCTTCACCAACTCTAGCGAAGACGTTGACGTCATCATGCTCGGCCCTGGCAACAAGCAGGCGTTCAGCGCTTTCACCGGCAACGCGACAAAGCAAGTCGACGTAATGGAGAAGAAGCTGGTGAACACGGTTGACGTGTATGTCGGCGACTTCCACACGGTGAATGTCATCGCCAACCGCTTTATGCGCACCAGGGACGCGCTGATCCTGAACTGGTCGTACTGGTCGGTGGATTACTTGCGGCCGTTCACGCAAGTGCCGCTCGCCAAGACCGGCGACGCCGAAAAGCGGATGATCCTCGCCGAGTATACCTTGACGGCTAAGAATGAGAAGTCGAGCGGCGCCATCTATGATTTAATATCACCATAAATGGCATTCAGTCTGCTTTAGTGGGTGTATACTCCCTCGATGATATCATTTGCAAGGTATCATCGAGGGAGGCGTTTTATGGCTAATCGTCCGGGCAAGCCGGTACGGCAATTGGTAGGTGAACGGTTTGGCATGTTGCTGGTCGTAGGGCCGGCTGGGTTTGCCAAAGGCCGGGCGTTATGGCGGTGTGTCTGCGATTGCGGGGTGACTGATGTCGTTGCTATCGGCAATGTGCTTCAGCAAGGGAACAAGAAGAGTTGCGGGTGTGCGACGGGCGCGATGGTGCGCGCGGCTAAGCGGAGACATGGGCAAGCGGGCGCGCAGCGAACCAAGGTTTATCAATGCTGGAAGGGTATCAAACAGCGGTGCACTAATCCGAAGCAGGCTGCG